ATCCTAAAATAAGTTTTGAAATGGGTATGAAAAAATATGTGGAATAATTATATAGACAATGAATGTTGTTATTTTATGTGGTGGAAAAGGGTCTAGATTATGGCCTTTATCTAGAGAAAAACTACCAAAGCAATTCCTACCGTTAGTTGACTCTAAAACAATGTTTCAAAATACTATATTACGATTCCAATACTTAAAAAAATTAAAAATTGATATTAATAAATATATTATTATATGCAATAAAGAACACGAATTTATTGTGAATGAACAATTAGTGGAATTGAATTTAGAAGACAATGTTGTTATTATTACTGAACCGATAGGTCGAGATTCTGCACCGGCTGTATGTATTGCTTCATTGTATGGTAAGAAAGATGACGTTTCATTGATTGTTCCTTGTGATCATATTTTTAATGATTATGAATTATGCAGTGTGATTAAAAAAGGAGTAGATAAATATGTTAACAATTCTATAGTTACATTTGGAATTACACCTTCTTATCCTGAAACTGGTTACGGATATATCCAGACAAATTCGCAAAATGAAACCTTATGTTTTAAAGAGAAACCTGACCATAAAACGGCGAAGTCATACATCGAAACAGGAACCTATTTATGGAACGCTGGACTGTTTATGTTTCAAAATAAAACAATGATACAATGTTTCGTAAAATATGCACCAGATATTTTGAATGTTTGCGAACAAACTTTAGAGAAAAGTGTCGTAAGTAATAATATTTTACATTTAAATTTAGAATCATTCGAAATATGTAACTCAATATCCATTGATTATGCTATTATGGAACCCCTTATTCGCAATCGAGCTGTGGATATTAATACATTTACTCTACCTTATAATCATATGTGGTCGGATATCGGTTCATTTAAGGTATTATTTGAAAACTGTTTAAAAGATGAAGATAATAACGTATTGAAAGGTGAAATTATAACACAAGATACTAACAATTGTTATATTGAAAGTGATAATGCATTGGTTACAACATTGGGTGTTAATAATTTAATAATTGTAAATCACCGTGATGTATTACTTGTCGCAAACAAAGAATGTAGCCAAGATGTTAAAAAAATTATAACTAAATTACCCGATACGAATGACGGATTGAAAATTGTTCACGCAAAAGCGTACAGACCTTGGGGATGGTATATTAATGTGGAGGGAAATGACCATAGTGGATATAAAGTAAAAAGAATTGGTGTATATCCAGGTAAACGTCTTTCTTTACAAAGTCATAACCATCGTAGTGAACATTGGGTGATTTGTAAAGGAAATGCACGTGTTCAGGTAAATAATGATTTTATTGAAATGGGTCCAAATGAACATGTTTTTATTCCAGTAAAGGCATTACATCGTATGGAAAATATAGGTGACGAAATGGTTGAATTTGTTGAAACACAAATTGGCGATTATCTTGGAGAAGATGATATCGTTAGATATGAAGATGATTTTGGTAGAGTGTAAATATTTGTATAATAAATTATATACAAATATTTTATAATATGAAAATAGCATTAATTACAGGCATTAATGGTCAAGATGGTTCTTATCTTGCGGAATTGTTATTGGAAAAGGATTATATTGTATGGGGAATTGTACGCAGAGCATCTAATATTAACACCCAACGTATTGAACACTTATATCATAATAAAAATTTAATTATTAAATACGGTGATATGACGGATAGTTCTAATTTACTACATATTATGTATGAAATCAAAGAAAAATATAATGAATTTGAACGTTTAGAAATATATAATTTAGCCGCAATGAGTCATGTCCAAGTATCGTTTGAAATGCCTGAATATACAGCCGATGTTGATGGTACCGGCGTTTTACGTTTGTTAGAGGCTATTCGTAGCTCTGGTATCATGGATAAATGTCGGTTTTATCAAGCGTCTACCTCCGAATTGTATGGTCTTGTCCAAGAAGTTCCTCAGAAAGAAACAACACCTTTTTATCCAAGATCTCCTTATGGAGTAGCCAAGTTATATGGTTATTGGATTGTTAAAAATTATAGAGAGTCTTATGGTATGTTTGCTAGTAATGGTATTTTATTTAACCATGAAAGTCCAAGAAGAGGCCCTACCTTTGTAACACGAAAAATCACTCGTGGTTTAAATATGATTTTGAAAGGAGAACGTGAAGAATTAACTTTAGGAAACTTGGATGCGAAACGTGATTGGGGACACGCTAAAGATTATGTTGAAGGAATGTGGAGAATGCTTCAAGTTGATACACCGGATGATTATGTTCTTTCTACAAATGAATTCCATTCTGTACGTGAATTTGTCGAGAAAGCATTCGCACTAAGAGGATTTAATATAAAATGGAGAGGAACTGGTATAGATGAAGTTGGGTATGACGAGAAAACGGAACGTGTTCTAATAAAAATTTCGGAAAGATATTTTCGACCAGCAGAAGTTGAGGAATTATTAGGAGATAGCACAAAAGCAAGAACTCAATTAGGATGGATACCCTCTTGTTCATTTGATCAACTCGTCCACGAAATGGTAGAACAGGATTGTAAACAGGGGCTCGCAATACCTTGGGTGTGATAAGAAAACGGAACACAATATTATAATCATTTATCAATTATTTCTGTAATTAAAAACTGTTTAATTTCACGACCGTATGCACTATAATATGTTGAATCCGACATATAATCTTCCAAAAAACAATTATCATTATTATTTTCAATAAATTTTCCAATATTATGTATTTTTAAATTGTATTTATTAGATAAATCTTCTAATAGAATAACTAATTCATTTCTTCCTTGTATATATTCATTTGAGACCTTTGTTTTTAAATTTAGATGCGGAATTATATGAATATCTATATTTTCATTGAATATCTGTTTACATATTTTTATAATATATTTAATATCATTCTCAATATCTTCATCTGTTAATATTTTTTCTGTTATATTGTATTTATTAATCTTATCTTTTCCGCGAATGGTCAAATAATAATTATTTAATGGAATATCATTATAATACATTATTTTTCTTGAACATATTTCAAATATTATTTTATCTATATTTTTATTTATATTTTTATTTATAAATTTATTTGAATTGGGTTTAACACTCTTATGATAAATATCACCAAATATAAAATCAGTTAAATCACTTGGATTATCGTCAATAATTTGTTTAATATTATCAATATTTTCTAAAAAATGTATTATTTCTTTCGTTGTATGTAATCTTGCTGGAAAATAGTCCCATTTATAACCACACATATATCTACAAGAACCTATATATAACATATTATATAATACTATGTTATATAATTATATACAAAAATAATTATTATCTTACCATATAGGTGTATATTTATTTCCTACATTTATCAAAATTATTTTTAAACCAGTCAACTGATTTTTTAATACCGATTTCAACTGATGTAAACTGAAAATCTGGATATAATTTCATTAATTTACTGTTATCAGCAGTCTTTTTAAATTGACCATCACTAAACGAAACATCAAATTTCATCATATGTTCATAATCGTAATTTTTAGCGATCAAAGTAGCAATATCTCGAATACTTATTTCGTCCTTTTCTCCAACAGACAAAATAATAGAGCCCTTTTCTTTATATTTGTCCAAGACCCACATTATTAAATCCGCCAAATCTTTCGCATAAATAAACTGACGCAATGGTTTTCCTGTACCACGGACAATAAAGGGTTCGCCCTTTTGTTTCGCAAGATAACATTTATGAATGAGTGATGGTACTACATGACCATTTTCTAGACTATAATTATCATTTTCACCGTATATATTGGTTGGAATAATGCAAATAAAATCATCTCCATATTGTTCTTGATATGCTTTACTTTGTACTTCTAACATTCGTTTCGCATATGCATATGCGTCATTTGAATGATGAGGTGCACCATTGTGAAGCATTTCTTCATTAATTGGATACGTAGTTTTGTCTGGGAAAATACAGGTTGATAAACAACTAATCACTTTTTTTATTTTTAATTCATGACATACCTTTAAGACATTCATATTCATTTGTAAATTGGATTCAAACATGTCGACTTTAAAATTCATATTTTTATAAAGACCTCCTACATTTGCGGCTAAATGGATTACATAATCAGGGATATGTTTTTGGAAACATTTAAGTGTATCATTGTAATCAGTTAAATCGCAATCTTTTGACGATAGAAACACATACGTGTATTTAGAATATTTTTGTTGGATGGACTGTAAAGCATATCCAACTAATCCTGTTCCTCCAGTAATTAAAATTTTATTCATTATATAGTATATACAATGAATAAAGAAGAACAGCACATACACGATTTATTAAAAGACATTCCCATATTTTGGATTAATCTGGAACGTTCTGAAAGAAGACGTAGCATTATGCAAACCGAATTAGATAGATATAATTTAAATAATACTCGCATTGAAGCAGTTGACGGTAATAATATAGATTTAGATGAATGTAATAAAAAATACACAATTAATGAAAAAATGAATAAATATGAAATTGCGTGTGCATTAAGTCATATGAAAGCGATTCAACATTGTTATGATCAAGGTTTGGAATATGCATTAATATTAGAAGACGATGCGAATTTTGATTACTTTCCCTATAAAACAGGCACTGTATTGGAACTATTAGAAGAATTGAAAACAATCGATGGTGAATGTTTGCAATTAGCAAATATGATAGCCAGAAAACTATTTCCGACATTTAATTTTAAAAAGAACAAACTTATTAAAAATGCTTCGGTTGCAGGAGCACAAAGTTATTTAATTACAAGAAATGGTATGAAAAAAGTGTTAGATAATTTTGAAAACAATAAAAAAATAGAAGTATCAGAATCAATGATATTTGGTGTTGCGAATAACTTTTTAACTCCACCTTATTTTTCATATCCTTTTTTAAAAAATGATAAAGGTGAAATATTGGATGTTAGTACAATAAGAGCAAATACAAAGAGTGCACACGCCACACAAACAATTAGTAAAGGGTTATGGGATGAGTATTATGATCGTCCTAATCATCATTAATATTTTAGTATATATGTAATATATATATTATGAATATTCTCATTTATGGTTCTAATGGATGGATTGGTCAACAATTTATAGAAATATTAAAAGAAAAAAACATAGCATATATACAAGGTGTTTCTCGTGTAGATGATTATGATAATGTAGTTCAAGAAATTACCACTAATAAACCTAGTCATGTAATTTCCTTTATTGGTAGAACACACGGAAAAATTGGTGATAAACAATATACAACAATCGATTATTTAGAACAAGATGGGAAATTATACGAAAATGTGAGAGATAATTTATATTCACCATTAATTTTAGCAATGGTTTGTAAAGAAAATAATATTCATTATACCTATCTTGGTACTGGATGTATTTTTAAATATGATGATGAACATCCTTTTGGTAAAGAAGAAAATGGATTTATTGAGCAATCAAAACCCAATTTTTTTGGTTCATCCTATTCTGTAGTAAAAGGATTTACTGATAAATTAATGCATTTATTTGAAGATAATATATTAAATTTAAGAATCAGAATGCCTATTACTGGATCAAAAAATCCACGTAATTTTATAACAAAAATAGTAACTTATGAAAAAATATGCTCTGTACCCAATTCGATGACTGTGTTGCCTGAATTACTTCAGTATGTAGTTAAAATGATGCATAAAAATATTACAGGAACTATTAACTTAACAAATCCAGGACTTGTTTCTCATAATGAGATATTAGAAATGTACAAAGAAATAGTAGATTCCTCATTTACATGGAATAATTTTACTATTGAAGAACAACGTCAAATATTAGCAGCAGACAGATCGAATAATTATTTAAATACAACAAAATTAGAGGAATTGTTTCCAGAAATGGACAACATTAAAGATGCTGTTAAAAAATGTCTGTATGATTACAAACAAACGGTATAATTTATTTTATTCATTTATACTATAAATGAATAATATTAAGATTTATTGGATCAATCTTGATAGATGTCAGGAAAGAAGAGAACGAATGGAAAATCAATTAAAAGAATATAATATTACTAATCATCAACGTATTGAAGGTATTGATGGAAAAAATCTAGATTTTTCGGAATATAAGGATAAATGTACCGATATATCAGTGTATGAATTAGGTTGTACATTATCGCATTTAAAAGCAATAGAAACTGCTCATAATAATGGCGATGAATACGCATTGATATTTGAAGATGATTGTAGTTTTGAATATGTACAATACCAAAAACATTCAATTGACGAATTAATCGAAAAAATGAACAAGGATCATGCCGACTGGAATATATTACAACTTTGTACTTGTGGGCGTATTGATCATTGCGAACGAATGAAAGCAAATCCAAATTATATTGAAAGAAAAAGTAGAGATTGTGCAACGGCTTATTTAATAAATAAGAAAGGAATGGAACAAACATTGCTATGTAATAAAAAATATACTACGTCTGAACACTATATTTATAACAAATGCATAACATATTGCGTAACAAAACCATATTTTAGTTATCAATATTCGAATTTTTTTACGTCAAGTGTTCATAATCAAGGAGAAAATAGTAACAAAACAGCGTATAAACGTGAAGATGAGAATAAACGGTTTTGGGATAATTATTGGTTACCTAAAATAACAATAGGTTAAGAAGGTTTAGGTATTGATTATTTTTCACATGTTTACTTTAATTATATTTTTAAAAAATTAAATTATAAAATTATTGAATATAAAAATACGCAAGATTGTGATTTTATTGTTTTATCGCATTTTACAAAAGATGAACCGTATTGGAATAATAATAAAAAAAAATATATTTATTTTAGTGGTGAATCATGGGAACCCGTAGAAAACATTAATGTTTCAAAAAGTATGTATTTATTATCACACTATTATGATAAAGAAAATTATTTATATTTACCATATGTCTTACATGATATAGAAACTGATGAAACTCATTTTAATAATTATGGAATAGAAATTTTAAGCAATAAAATGTATAATTTTATTATTGCACCCTAAAATATTTAGACTAATGAATATTTACGCCCTTGTGATTTATCCTCAACTAATTCTTACGATTCATTGAAATAATTTACAAAACTCGTCTTTAAAATGAGCAAAAATTGTTTCAGGATCTTTATCTTTACAATAAATAGGTTTATTTACAATTTCGTTAAACACGTCTTCGTTCTCATCTATTTCTTTAATTTTTTTCATTAACCCGGAATCATCATAATCAAGAGCATAAATAATTCTATCTTTATTAATAAATTCAAATACACTATCCGACCCCCAATAAATGGGAACGCAATTAGCAATCAATGGATTTATTATTTTTTCTGTAACATAACCATCAATCATCTTGTTTTCTAATGATAATACAAATTTATAATCACTATATAATTGTACAGCTTCATCAAGATACGTCATATCTTTATTATACTTTGTTCTATCAATATCAACTTCGGTATTATTACAACTTTGTCCTAAAGCATCTACACGTTTATATTTATTAAATAAATTAAAAAAATGAACACGATGTTGATGATCGACTGAATACATATAAGCACAAAATTTTGTTTTATTTTTATTATAGTCATTTGATTTTATAGAACATTTGTGTTCTTTTAAAGACATGTATAAAAATGGTAAATAAATATTGTAATGACTATTAAAATCTTTCACCGTAGATATTGAAATATCGTATTTATGTTTTGTACTATTACTTTCACCACTTATTACAATATTAATAGCATTATCTGAATAATATTCGGTTCGTTGTTTAATATGTGTAATAATAATATCTACATTCGATAAATCATTCACATTTCTTATCATTTCATATTTTGAAAAACATTGAATAATTATATCTACAAAATATTTGCACCACGACAATGCTTTTGGTGCTACAAAAATTTTAATTTTATCTTTATTTTTTAAATTCTGTAATTTAAATAATAAATGCTCATTCATTTTATTATTTACTATAATGGATTATTATTATATTTTACTATTTTCCATTAATTTTATTAAATCGTTTATACCTTCATCAAAAGGTACTTGTTGAATCCATCCTAATCGTTTTATTTTTTCATTCGAAATAAAATATCTAGTATCATTAAATGGTCTATCTTCAATATACTGAATATATTTATTATAATCATCCGTTTTTATAATTTTTTTGATTAAAATTTTTGCTAAATTTAACATACTTATTTCATGATTTAAATCACAACCAATATTATATATTTCACCATCTACTCCATTGCATAAAATTTTATAAATAGCATCACAAGTATCATTTACATGCATAAAATCTCTCACTTGTGATCCATCTCCTTGAATAGTTACCGGTTCATCATTATTTAACAAACAAATAAATTTTGGAATCACTTTTTCTGGATATTGATTGGGTCCGTATACATTGTTTCCACGAGTTATAATTATCGGTAATTTAAACGAATGGTAATATGATTGAGCTATCAATTCTGCACCAGCTTTTGTTGCTGCATATGGATTTGTTGGACAAAGTATTGATTGTTCGTTTTTTTTAAGCTCATCTTTTTCTAATAAAGATTCACCATATACTTCATCGGTTGATATATGAATAAAACGCTCTAATTTATTATAAATACGCATACATTCTAATAATACGTGTGTTCCTAATATATTATCATGTGTAAAATCTAGTGACTGTTCAAATGAATTTTGAACGTGCGATTGGGCAGCGAAATGTACAATATGTGTTATGTTATGTTTATGTAAAATTTCTAAAATAGCCTCTTTATCGCAAATATTTTTTTTATAAAAAGTATATTTTGGATTTGTTTTTATAGCATCAAATACATTATTTTCATTTGAGCAATAATTTAATATATCAACATTTACTAAGCTATCACAATGAATAAAATTATTATTAATAAAATTTGAAGCTATAAAACCATAACCGCCAGTTATTAATAAATTCATTATTATATATATTGAATTTATTATTATATTTACAAATTATAACACTTATTTTTTTTGTTTTTAATATTATAATATAATTATATATGCACACTCTAATTGCTTTAGGTTATCATTGTAATATATCTTTTTTAATGGGTTGGGGAAAATTAAAGTTAAATCAACCAACTGGTGTATTTGAATGGTTTGAATCTCCAAGATTACAACATATTACAAATGTAATATCTGCATTACATAATAATCCAGATGATAACGTTATTATAAAGTCACCACCTTATTCGATTTCTTTGTTAAATTCACAGTTTGTTACAACTCATTATAAGCTTAATACATTTGATGAAATATTTAAACGAAGATATAATAGATTTCTAGATATTATAAAAACCGAAGAACATATATTTTTTTCTCGTATAAATCCTTTAAGCAAGATGCGAAATAAAACAACGAAAGAAGAAATAGAATTATTTATTGAAAGTATTCGAATAATAAATCCTCATTGTAAAATTACATTTTTACTTGTAGACACAATTTATCAAGATATTCATAAGAATACAATTGATATTCATTTACATAATGTATTTTTTTATCATAAATATTTTTATCAAAAAGATATGACGGATTTGTATATGAGAAAGGATACAATAATAATCGAACAATATAAACAATTGTTAGAAGAGGTAGGATTTTACGAATGATAACATTTATTCAACAATTTGTCCAAACAATATTTATCATTTACCTCTCTATTTTCAGGACTTTTCACACGATAATATACTATCTTTTGGTCCTTCATTTTTTTGAAATGAGCGTCTATTTGTTCTTTTGATTTAAATTCAAATTTACAAACAAAATTATGTAATTTTCTTCGAGCACATATAATATCAATTTGTTGAGATCTAAAAAATTCGGATATCTCTATATCATCCATACAATATTTTGTTTTTGTATGCTTAAAAATTAAAGGAACTAGATTATTAGGGATAATGATACCTGTTCCTGATATAAAAGGGTTCTCACAATCATTAGTATTATTTACTAACCACCCCATTAAATATTTACCGTGTTGTCTTTGATTTAAATATTCTTGTAAATTTTCAAAATTCCAAAAACTAGATAAATTGGTTCTAATTACATATTTATAATTAAAATTAGCATCAATATATTTTAATGCGATTAATGTTTTTGTATATATAGCCTCGCATTCATATTTTTCTTCACCTTTAATATATAATGTATTTAAATCTTCTATATATTTGACTTCTTCTTGTAATTGATTATCGTATTTTATAAACATACAAAGAATATCAGGATTTGTATTCATATATTGTCTCCAAATATGACGGTTATATTCATAACTAGGTTCATTATCTGAATCTAAAATTAAAAAAATTACTTTATAATGGGTATCAATTGGGTTAGTTATGAAGTTGTGTTTAAATAATGTATTTGTAATATGCTTTGTAAAATGATTTACTTGAAATGTTTCCTTATTCATATTTTGTAAATAATAATGTGTTTTTCTGATATTTTCCTGAGTTAATAATATATCTATATCTTGGTAATTTTTATAATACATCGGATAATTGGTTCCTAAATATTCTTTTATATTAGCATTATCATTGATTAATATTGGACAGTTTGATTTTATACATTCCATTATAACATTATTGGCTGTAGAATCATATAAATCCAAAAAAATAATATTATTTTTAAAAATGTCGTTGTATTCACTCTGTTCTATAAATTCATATTTTTTAACACTGTTATATTCATCATCACAAATAGTTACATTATCCTTTTTTTTCCAGAATTCTAATTCATTTTGTGTTCTTATTTTAAAAGGTGTAATTGCTTTTTTATAATTAGATGGTACATTAATCTTAAAAATCCCATATGTTTTTCTTAGCCAGTTACCAATTTGAATTATTTGTTTATGTTCATTATTTATAAAAGAATTAAAATCCCATTGAGATATATTTGTATGAGGAATTGGATGTATCAATACTTCTACAAAAAAATCTGGTTTAAATTTTGTTATTATTAAATCTTTTAATTCATTAGACATGACAAATAATCCTTTACAAAATTTCAACATATATACAAATTTTCCATTTTTTAAAATATCATTTTCGGGATATACTTCCGATACATCTGGATTATGTAATATCCCAATCCATTCGTTATTATCATCATTAGACATATTTCTAACATTATTTAAAATAAAAATATCAACAAATGGAATAAATACTATTTTAGTACGAAAGCATTCTTTTTGTATTTCTGATAATAAATATTTTTCAATAAAACTCCAATTATCGTGTTCTTTAATATTACTTAAAATAAATTCTACTTTATTAATCTGTTTATTAAAAAAATAACCTAATCTTTTGTTAAAATATTCGTACGAAATATCTGTTTTATCAATCATAGTCAAATAATTATGTGTTTTTTTATATAATGATTCAATTCCATCTCCATTTATTATATTTTCTAATTCATTTAATGTTTCAAAATACATTGGATAATCTTGCCCTAAATATTCAACGACTGACTCTATTTTCGGAACAAAAAATGGGATGTTCCGAATTAAACATTCCAATACAGAATTATTCGCAGTTGCATCCCATAAATCAACTATAATTATATTTTCACATATAGCATGATCATAATCTTGAATATAACCATAATGTGAAATCGAAACACCTGTCCAGTTACCATCATTATCACATCTCGATGGTCCAGTCTCAATTTTAGTTTTTATCGTTTTTAATTCTTCATTTAATACAGTGGTATAATTACCAACATTAATTGTTCCTGGGAGCCATATCTTTTCAAATCTTGGACAATTTAATAAATAAATCGTTTTAATTTTTCTTAGTTGTTTTCCTAATAATATTACTTGCTTATTATCATTGTTTTTAAATTTATGAAATTTAAAAAATGCACTTATATCATTTGTTCTTATTGGATGTTTGATATATAATACTTCTATGTTTAAATTTTGTTTTTCTAAAAATTTTTTAACACTTGATGTGAATGTAATTAACCCAATACAATTTTTTTTATTATTAGAAAAAAATTTACTATTAATTACATCAGAGACTGTTGCAATTGTTAAATGTTGAGGAACAAATATAGTACTATGAACCATACCAAACCATTTTTGATTTGGTTTAAGTATTAATTCATCATATTCAGTATCACAATACTGATCCAAGTTATCTATCAATGAATAGTCGGAATAATTTATATCTATTATTTTACTATTAAATAAATTTTGCATTACAAATTTCCAACCACCTCTATGGTGTATATTGGATATATATTTATTAGAATATAAACAAACCGAAATATCTTTATTATTTGATTTTTTCATATTTACTTCATTTAACCAAATATCTATTTCTTTTTCATAACCATTTACACATAAATTTTTTATAAAATCGTCAATATAATGTTCAAATAATTGTATATCTTTAAATTCCCCTATTAATTGTAAACTTGATTTATAGTATGGTATATTTATATTGTAAGATCCCTGTCTCTTTTCATTAAATGAATTTCCGCATTCAACATTATTAAAATAATAATTTTTAAAAATAGATTCTTTATATAAACAATTGACATTAATAGCAAGTGGTGCATTTTGAATGTGCGATATTACTTCTGCAGATATCAATTGATACAATGCATTCTGTAAATCGGTTGATAATTCTATATAAATATATTTCATTATATATATATATATATATATATATAATGCATGAAACAAAAAATGTAATACTCAAAAAGGAGATGAATATAATACGTAATACTAATAATCCTGGAGGATTAAAGGGTATTGATAAAATTATCATTATTAATTTAAAAGGGTCTATTCGAGAACAGTATATGAGAATACAATTAAATAAATTACCAAATCTAATTGAAGGAAAAGATTATGAATTCATAAACCCCATAAATTTTAGACTTGATGACTATAATATTGAGGATATTTTTAAAAACAATATTTTTGATAAAACTAAATTGGATGAGTATTGGATAGATAAACACACAAATAAAAAACACTATTTTTTTAAAAATGATAAAAATGAGTTGAACCAAGGTACTATTTCATTAAGTTTAATTACATATTATTTATATTTAAAAGCGTTTATAGAAGATAAAATATTTTTAATATTAGAAGATAACGTTGAATTTGAACGAAAATTTGTATCAAAATATAATTCATTTTATGATGATTTACCCCAACAAAATTGGGTTTGTCTTGATTTGCATACTACAAATAATCATGGTTATAAACCACACTATCAAACTTATTATGAAACAATCAAGGATACAATAAAGACGGAGTTTACTATACCACAATACGATGGTAATAATGAATGGCGTCCTAAACTTGGTAATCATACATTATTAGGAACCGATGAAAGCGGTGGTGCAAAAGCATATGTTATAAAGCCCATTTCATTTTTATTTATAAATAAATTACCTATTATTTATAGTGCTGATAATTTGAAAGGTTCTATATCAACAATCGAAAATAAAGGTATTACTTTTGTATGTGATTTACAACTTATTCGATATACAGATAAATATTCAAATGATCGTCGTAATATTGATGCTAATATAATGACTAATGAATACATTAAATTAGAAAAACACTATATTGAGAACATTATAACTACAGTGAAAAAATTTGACGACTATCAAGAGCGGGAATATAAAAATATAGTATCTCTTATGAATAACAAAAATATAATTGAAGATATTCCAATATTGTATATCAATTTAAACCGAGCTACAGAGAGAAGGAATAAAATAGAAGAAATTTTAAACAATAGTCATTTAAGTTACGAGAGAATCGAAGCAGTGGATGGAACATTATTTGAAAAAAATGAAATAAAACAAAAATACAATTTTAGAAAATTAAGTACAAATGAGGTAGCCTGTGCTTTATCTCATATTAAAGCAATACAATACGCTTATGATAATTCACTTGATAATGTATTAATATTGGAAGACGATTGTTCCTTTGAATATTTAGAGTTTAAAGACAAGACATTACGACAATTAATGTCTATCAATAATGATTGGGATATAATTCAACTCGGCATAATATGCGGTGAAGATTTATATAATAATTTTACAAACATACTTGATGAAAATTTAACAAAATCGTGTTATTATTCGTTGGGTGCAGTAGCCTATTTAGTAAATAGAAGAGGTATGGAGAAAATTTTGAATTATTTTTCAAAAACAAAGAATTTAAAAGTTGCGGATGAATATATATACGAAGTGACCAATACATATTTAACTGTACCATATTTTACACAACACGCGAATATTTTCAAAAGTGATATTCGAGATAATTTGGATTTTCAAGACAAAAGTAAGGGGTTATGGGATTCATGTGTAAAGAATATGAAAATATAAAAATTTATCGATATACTATTATGGACCTAAACGTTTTTTACAACAAGCATAAGTCTGAATGTAGTAAATTACACGATGTGTATATAAATTGTATACCTGATAATGGTATATGTTTTGATATAGGTTCAAATATGGGTATGTATAGCGAAACACTATTAGAAAAAAAAAATGTGTTTATACATTTATTTGAATATTTCATTATATACTTGTGATATTAGTTTATCTGACTCCTTTTTACTTTGTGCAGCAATATTGTATATTTTTATGTTTTCAGACTGATATGCGCTTTCTATGTTAAAACAATTCCAACAGCTTAAAATTACAACGATTTTAAAATTCAATTTCGGACAGTTCTCTTTTAAATGAACATATAATTCTTCGCCGTCTGTTATATCATTTTTCAAATTTGCTTTTAATCCCCGCTTCTCTCTATGATGATGAGAATGATGGCCATGTCGAATGAAAATTATTTCGTCAGTTTCATTTTTCAATAAATCCATAAAACGTTCTATCCGTCTATTCATTTTATCATAATCATCAGGAAACTTATTATGTATAAAATATGTATTCGATAATGGATTAAATAATGTAGTATTTTCTAATTTCGGTAAAAAATTAATAAATTCTTCTTTGATTATATCACTGACTCCATTATACGTTACAACCCAATCAAATGGTAATGCAAAGGCTCTTTTATTCGTGTCTCTTGCTGTATTCGCACACATACAATCACTACCTAATGAAACGTAAATTTTATTTTTCATTATAATATATATAATATCATTATATATATATATATATACAAAATAAATGAACTTAATCATTTTAACAACCGCGATTACACGAGGCGATTTTCATAAAAAATCGATTGGTAAATTTTATGAATTGTACAATGATGTACTAAACAATTTTACCATACATCATATTATCAATTTAGATTGTCCCAATAAATTATCATCCACTTTTACAAAAAAACAATCCATCGATTTGTTCAATGAAATCATACCGAAAACAGTCAATACCATTATAATCGATAATGAAAATCCTGGATTTTTAAACGCACATAAAAATGTGGTTAAAAAAGCAAACGAATTAAATATTATCAATGAAAAAACTCTAATTTGGTGGTTTGAAGACGACTGGGATGTATCTAATTTCAATAAAGAACTCTTCGATATCATTCAATTATTTCCTTTTTCACAACCATATGCATTTAATAGTGTTCAAAGTTCTCCACTTGGTTCTTTTAGAGGAGGTCCCATCATGAATGCACTCTATTTCAAAAAATATTTTGATATTGTTTCAAACAATATGGCGAACAACACGTGTGATCCTGAAAGACAGGTTAGTCGATGGATATCCGGTATCAATCGACAAAATGGTAATCAAATGATACATCGAAATATTGAAAACGACAAAAATATAAATATACTCATTTTTTATCACAACACAGCAAAAATTAATGTGAAAGAATTTCCTCAAGCATATTATGCAAGACAAGATAAATACAGTAAAGATTTGAAATTTAATTACTATGCAATTAAATCACAAGATTTGAAAACCTTTCAATTCGGAAAAGTGGATATACCAAATAATAAAATAGATTTCGAAGATACTGTAATAGAAGATATCAATACTATTTTACAAAATGACGGAATTAATTATGTCTGCATAAAACCTTGGGTATTTTCAGATATAGGGAGAATGTTTAATACAGAACATAATTTACAAAAATGGACAACCATCAATGATAATACAAGTTATATGTAATTTACTTTTTATCTTTATAAAAATCGATATTGTCTTTATTTTTGACCAAACCATATTTTTCTACCATATAATTTCGTCCAAACAATACACCATCTAAACAATAGGATGGCATGATCCGTATAAATACAATAACATCTTTATTAAACTCTTTTATATTACATTTTTCAATATATTTCACACTATCTCTTTCGTCTTTTAATAAATATTCTTCATTATCATAAGTATAATAGCTATCTGTATAATTAAAAAATGATTTCGAAGATAAATCAATATAAATATCATTTATTTCTTTCATTTTGTATTCATCATAGATAACTGTACAATTGCGCATCTTATCATATTTACAAAAATTTTTAATGAAATATATTCCAGCACAATGCTCTGGATCCATATATTTATCTTGATTTTTCCAAGCCATTAATTGTATCTTAGACCATAAATTATAATTAACAATAGAAGGAGCCAATGCGTGTATATAATTTTTACGAATAAAACTTAAATTAATATACGTCATATTAGATAAATAATATTTGATTATATCATCTAAATTAATTTTTTCATTCACTAATTTCCAATCATCTTCTAACCAAAAGACAATAACATTGTCTTTATTTAATTGTTGTTGTTTCACAAAATTATCCATATTTACTCCTATATTTCGACAAGCATTCAAAAAGTTACCCTCTTTATTGTCTTTATCAACAAATGTTATGGGAATATCTGTTATTATACTTTTTAAATTATTTTTAGTAAGTTCAATGTCTTCGTTTAATTTTTCAATATAATCAACATTAATAAACCATTGAATATCATATTTTGATCTATCTAATTGATTGATATAATCATACCAATTAGGAATCATATCTTTATGTAATTCTGAACGATTAATCGCAGTGGTGCCTATTAATATTGTTTTTTTCTCAAAATTATTCATATACTGTATTCTTATACATTCTATTTCGCTAAAAATATAATGTATTATTTGTAAAAATCCTTTGTTTTATTGTTATTTTTTTCAATATCATATTTCTTCATAAAATTTCTACCCAAATCAGAACAAGAAGAACAAGTTACACGAATAAAAGTAATTTTATTATTAAAAAATTCCAATATATCATTTTTATCAATATATTTATCTAAAATAAAGTTCTCCTCTTTTTTAACATCATATGTATAACAACTTTTATCCGATTCAAACATTTTCATATCAAAAAAACTTTTATCATGTTGTTTATATTGATTAATTAAAGTGATATTATATAAATCGTCATAACTTCCAAAATGTTTTTTATAGTATAATCCCACACAATGTTCTGGATCAATATGTTCCGATTGATTTTTCCAAGCTGGTAAATGCAATTGTGACCACAATCGATAACTAATAACACTCGGTGCTAATGCGTGAATATAATTAGCACGAATAAAACTCAAATTGATATACGTCATATTGGATAAATAATTTTCCATCAATTCCTGTAGCGGAATATTTTGAGAATTTAATTTCCAATCATCTTCAAGCCAAAACACAGAGACCTCATCTATATCTAATAGATTTTCTACAACATATTGTTCCATAGCGACAGAAACTCCTTTACACGCTTTTAAAAAATTACCATCTTGTTCTTTTTTTTGAATAAAAACGATTGGGATATCCGTAATAATATTACAATAATTCTCCATTGTTTCTTGGACAGATTCTTCTAATTTTTCAATATGGTCGATATTAATAAACCATTGGACATTGTATTTGGATTTATCTAAAGCATTTATATAATTATACCACTCTGGGATATTATCATTATGTAATAAAGAACGGTTAATCGAAGTAGTGCCAATTAAAACGGTTTTCATTTATATTAACAATATAATAAATATTCTTTAAATTCGTTAAAATATTCAATGCTCATTAATTTTTTAACATTTTTATATAAAACATCTGAATTAGGTATAGCATTTTTATATGTTTTCCAATCATTACAATCAAATAACGCATTCACATCCATTAATTCGGGTGAAATACCAATATTAGTTGAAATAATGGGTGTTTTTGTTAACCCTGCTTCAAATACCGATCTTGGACCACCCTCACATCTTGATGATACAATATATAAATCCAAACAATTGTATAATTCATTTATCTCGTTCATCGGAACCATATTAAAATAATGGTATTTTATACCCACTTTTTCTAATTCAGTAATTATATATTCTCGACGCAATCCAGAAAGAACAACTTCTAATTTGGGGATTGACTTATGCATATCTTTCACAATTTCGACGAATAAATCGGGTCCCTTGGACAATTTGGGTAAATTTGTTTTACCTTCAGTATCTTTTTGGAAAGAACCTACTAAAAATGCATCCTTATCTATTTTATATTTTTCACGAATTTCATCTTTATCGGGAATATGGTAAAATACCGTGCTATTTGCCCATAATTTTTTAGCACTTGTCTTGGACGGATCTAGATAATATTTCATATTATCCATAGTAATATCACAAATAGCATGGTAGTGTGTTCCATACTGACGCATAAATTTAAATTGTTCATCTAATTGTCCTAAATATATTTTGTCTAAATCAATATGATGTTGTGTACATATAACCTTTTTTGTTTTCAAATACTCTAACCATTCATCTCTTGAAAAACCAGAAGGTGTATGTCTATGGTTCCACGGTCCTAAATACCATATTATATCTGCTTCTTTCGCGTTATGGGTTGTTTCTGATGTAAAAAAATCCATAAATTCCTTTTTCAAAATATCACAAATCCATTTTTCATTTTTAAATTCTGGATGATTATCCCGAATTTCATCAGATATGGTGTATATTTTTTTTTTTGAAATAATTTGGACAAAACGATTTACATAATCGGTTACGGTATGTTTCTTGGACCATTCTAATCCAATATCTCGTTTTTGTTGCATTAAATTTTTATCATTTAATGTATTGATAATAACATTCAAAATTTCATCATCGCTCATTTGATTATTAATTTCAACAACAAAATCCGAAAACTCAGGATCTTCAAAGGGAACATCTCCTAGAATGACGCTCCCTGCCATTGGAATTTCTACATATTTACCGAGCCGGTATTTGTGTTTTGAAGTACACGCCAAACATAATTTTGATTGGTTTATAATATCATTGTAATTTATCTGATTTATATTTTCAAAACTTAACTCCCCTTTATAGCTTGGATGATTATGAACGTGAATATTGTAATTTTTGAGTTTAGTCTTCATATTCTTTATGATTAAACTTGAAATTCGGAATTTCAATGGATAATGTTTTTCCTTTGTAATACCTGATATCAAAATATCGATTGATTTTTCTTTACATAATGGCATAAACACATCTGTATTTGAACAATGAGGTATATAATAGAATTGTTTATTATCATCAGCATAAAGATTTATATATTTTAAATAATCATTATAATGATGAACAATGAGTATGTCTGTTTTTGTAGTATCTATTTCGTTTCGCGTCCATTCTTCGTCCCACATTTCATTATAACGCAAACATGTTTTGAACGGCATAGTCGCATTTTTATCGAAATTATAATTATCATTTAACGGTTTATACCAAATCACTAAATAAAATGGTATATTAAAATTGATAATATTTTGTTGCAATGATTTTGTCTCATTAAAATTAGAAAATCCGGGTCCCGTAATGATTAAATTAATATCGTTATGTTTGCTTAACTCTTCTATTACCCAAAAACGAACTCGAGACATTTTTTTTTGTAAATAAGACGCATCACATACATATAATATTTGAATTGTAGCATTCGGATTATTATTATACATTCTATTCACATAATTTTGAATACGATCCAATAATTTAACATCTTTTCGCAAATGTTTATAAATAACTTTACAATCCATTCTTTCTTAATAAATAGTAATAAATTAAACCTATATATTTATTATTATTATTATTATTATTATTATTATTATTATTATTTCTTCTACTTTTATTTACTTGATTGAACCTTCAATATATTAAATTGTTCAATTTGCTTTTTATTTTTATGAATAGTGGTGTATTGACCAGACAGATTCATTATATCGTAATATAACCATATTTCTCTGTATAATCCATTTGAAAACCAAGGTTTATACACTCCCGACCAATCAATAATATCTTTATTATATAAATCTTCTCTATCCCATTTTTTTCGATCGGACCCTAAATCTTGCAATACATTCATAATATCTCGAATATTTCCAGTCTTTTTATAAAATATGATATTTTGTAAAGACATTGTGAATAATTTGTAAATACCATTTTCACTGGCGTTATGTGCATTTACTATCTGAATAATAGATGGATATACATCTTTCCATTTTTTACAATTCGTTATAAAAGGAGCACCCATATATACGAAATCATTCAAATTAATTTCATACCCTACAAGTGTATTCCAATCATGTTCTTTGAGAATAGAAGCCATTTTAATAACTATTTGTTTAGTATTATCTGAATGATATTTATTAGCACAATCTGCATACAAATCGAAGGCTAATGTAGCAAATTTAATTTTTTCAATAATATCATATTGAACGATAGAATCCGAATCTAAATATACCAATTTTTCATATTCCATAAATTCGCCAATAAGTAATCGAGATAAATTTCCTATATTTAGCAAATGACCCCCACCATTATAACATTTCGAATCAAACAATGTCGGATCTAATATATGATGATCTATATAAATAATAGTTTTATCCAATTCTTGATGAATTTTATTCTCAAATTCCATAAGCATATTAGAAAATATATTTTTTTGTTCAATTGGAATCATAAAATTAAAATGAGTACTATCAATATAATGTGTATTTTCTATCACGGAGGTTAATACAGCAAATAACCCCACAAAATAATTATAATCACTACATAATAGAACATTTACCTTTTTATTATCAACCTTATATTTTTGAAATTTACTCACAGAATAGTCACCATTTAAATCGAAAATCTCTATTTTATCATAAATATCGATATTAATTGCGAAAATATTGGACCCTTTTGTTAATTTAAATGATTTATCATTATTTAATAATAAATATCCGGCGTTATCCTGAGATTTTATATGTATTATTGTATTTGTGAACGGGCTATTTATTCTAATCGGGCTATTCAAAGTTAATTGTAATAATGAGTTATAATAGTTTGATGTGCAATAATTACTATCAAATAAATGTAATGATTTTTTAATATTATTTGTATAAAACGAATAATTATTTTTTATTTTATTAATTTTTACTAATAAATCTTCAAATGATTCAAACACTTCTCCTATTTTGTATTCGGACATAGTGCATAATTCCCGTGCACCCCCTTCCTTATTTGAACATAATATAGGAAGTCCACAAGATATAGCTTCGATTACGTGGTTTGGACAGGAATCATATACTGAATCAGTTATGTATATATGATATTTATTTAATTCATCGGACAATTCCGATCTGACGAATGGACCAGAAATAGGTACAATCGAAAACATATCAGGAACATTTTTTCCTATAAATGTAAACTCAATATTGGTTTTATTGGTTTTTGTATATTTCCATAAGTCAAAATATAATTGATAACCTTTATACATATTGTTGCTCCAATGATGAGTTACAATTTTTATTGTATTATTTATTTGTTTTTCTTTGTTTTGAAAAATCGTTTGATCGCAACCATTAATAATGACGCGTGAAAGTGTTTTATTGTGAATTTTAGCATCGATGAATTTTTGAAAATAATATTGTTTAATATACTGGCTATTAAATATGAAAAAATCAATATACGAATAATTTTGAATAATTTGATATTCTCTTGATCTATCTTTATTATCAATTGTTCTAGTTATATCGCAATCATTTACACGAATAATTATTTTCCCCCCGTGTTCCTTTTTAAATTCTATAACATCATTCAAACTATATTTTTTAAATTTATTATCTTTAAATGGATCGATTATCATATAGATATCTATGTGTGGTTCCAATTCATACGTTAATGTAAAATCACTACACATGCCACATATATTTTGTATCAAATAATAAACTGATATATTCCCGCCACCGTAGGATATAGTTTCGTCTGGTTTAAAATTAACAAATAATTTCTTCTTTATAATAGGGGTAATATTTATATTGTTAAAATATAATATGTTTCTCTCTTCACAATAGCTTTTTTCAAATTTAAAATCAACATAGTTTTTACAATTATTAGACATTTTATTCCATGTATCAATCGGTATAGAATAAGCTCTATCCAACACATTTTGAATATTATATTTATTATTATCATTGAAAATTTTTGGTAAATTTTTAAAAGTCAAGTCAAATTTTATTTCATTATATGCAGAACCATGATAGTCAAATAAAAAACCATTTTTGGAATCAGTTAATACTTCACTCAGTCCGTTTATATTACTATGGATACACGGTATTCCTCTCGATAATGCTTCTATAATAGCAAACGGTTTACCTTCAGTAACCGATGCTGATATAACATAATCAATATCATTATATATTTGTTCTATTCTGGAAAATGATAAACGTCCCAATGGTTGTATATAATTATTGATATTTTGAAAATTTTTATTCCCGTCACCAATTATAAAAAGTGTTATTTTTTTTTCGTGAATTTTATTATACTCATTCACTCCGTCAATCAATTCGTGAACATTTTTATCAATTGTAATTCTACCAATAAATGCTATTTTATATGTAAATTCGGTTTTAACGCGATCATTTTTTAATTCTTTTTCAAATACGTGATTATTATAAAAATATATAGGAGATTTAAAATTATGAGATATTAATAAATTTTTATGAAACTGATTAATAACAAATAATTTTGATATTTTATCTTGATATCGTAATAATTGGGTATTAAATGGATCCATTGAATTGTGACATATAGCAATCATTTTTTTATTTATACGCCATCGTAATGCTTCGTTTAATTTATTATTAATAATATATTCATAATTCATATTATTTATATGATATTCAATATCATTCATATTCGTTTTTTTAATTATAAAACATTCGGGAATATCTTCATTTAATCTATTTATTTGAAAATTATAATTTTTATTATTACCTAAACCAGACGACAATATATCTACATTGTAGTATTTATCAATTAATTCTATTATTTGCATAGATGTTTTTTGAACACCACCGTAACCTTTTATTAATTTACTAATAATTAATACTGATTTTTTATGAAATAAGTCCTTATTTAAACGAGATGTTATCTGTTTCTTATAAGATGTATATTTTATTCTACCAAAATGATAAGATAATATTAACAAATATAATTTTTTGTTGTATTTTCTCGATTTGTTATATAAATATTCAGAATAATATGTGTTTAATCCTAAAAATGATATAGGTATTTTCAATAACCCGTAATAATAATACAAATCTATCTTATATGTATCAGAATAATAATTATCATTATAACCAATAAATTCATTTTGAATACTCGAATAAGAAATACTATTTGTATTAATAGTTATCGGGGTATCTGAATAAATTAAAAATCCGATTTCTTTCATATCATAATTGTCTATCATAAACCCATTGATTTTATTTATTTTAAATAACGAATAAGTATTATCATAAATAGTATTTATATTTCCCAGTATATAATAAGTATTTGATAGCAAATAATATGTTTTATTTAATTCAAACGGTAATATAGTTATCGGTTTTGTACATCCATTAAATGTGCTTTCAATTAATACATTACTACACGAGTCGAAATGGCTATATTGGACAATATTTTTTATTTGTTTGTAATGGTTAATCATTTCAAACCGATCAACTAATTCAATGCAATTAAATCCTTCTTGTTTGTATTTACTTGATCCCTCACCAATTAAAACAACATTTTTCTTATCTTTTAAAAAGTCTATACTCTTTTCTACGTTTTTTACCTTCCTTGTAAAATCGCTTACCACTAAACCATAATCATAAATTCTTTTTGATAAATATGGATACTTACTTAACATTTTACCATAATAAGGGACAAATGAACTGCAAAATAAACCCATGTCTAATTCATACCATTTTTTTAATATTTCTTTTACGTGTATACTGTTACAAAAAGAATAATCGCACTTTTTTATTTGTTCTATGGTATTTATATTTATATACTTATTTTGTAATTCAATCGTATCTAATTCATTATAAGGCATATCTAATTCATTTTTATAAATACCTGGTATCAAAAACACAGTAGGGCAATCTAATATCGATTTTAAATCATAATCACACGTATTTTTTAGAATAATGATATCCGGTTTCTTCTTTAAATTTCTTAAAGTAGATGATAATTTACTTTTATCTATTATAATACTAAAATCATCTTCGTGATAATGTTTATTTGTAGCAGTATCCCAGTTCCAATAAACAGAATAAACATTGTGGGACGATTTATAATAATTAGCTATATTTTCGCAATTTGTAGCAGCACCACCATATCCAGGATAATCGCTACACAAAAACAATATGTTTTTATAAGGTTTTAAAAAATCTGAAAACTGATCTATATTCTTATACACATTATCCAATACTGTGTTATTTATAGTTTTTGTTGAATCAAAATCATAATGACAAGAATACATTTTTGTTTTTTTCTCTGCTGCTATTCTCGCTTCTTCTGCTGCCTTTTTCTCTGCTGCTATTCTCGCTTCTTCTGCTGCCTTTTTCTCTGCTGCTATTCTCGCTTCTTCTGCTGCCTTTTTCTCTGCTGCTATTCTCGCTTCTTCTGCTACCTTTTTCTCTGCTGCTATTCTTGCTTCTTCTGCTGCCTTTTTCTCTGCTGCTATTCTCGCTTCTTCTG